CGTTCCGCCTCGTTAAGACCAGTTTCCGCCCGCACCGCTTCCAGCGCTTCCCGGAAAAGCTCCTCCGGACCCGCCTCCGCCAAGCTCTCGGGCGTTGCATCCACGCCGTCCACTTCGAGCCCGCCGACGCTCTGCAACCCCCACGTCAGGTACAGCCGGTCGATCCCGGCTTGCAACAGCGCCGCGTCCATCTTGTCTCCTGGTTCCGTCCCGGCTTCCAAAAACTCCATGCGGCGCGCGAGTTCCCGCACCTTCCGCATGAGCTCCACGCGCCTCCCAAATGACATCCTCGCCACCGAAAACGTCACCCCCGGCACCCTCTGGGATTCCACCACCGTCACACTTTCGTAAGTCATCATTCCTCGCTCGTCATAACGTTCTCAAGCCAGCTCGAGAGACCCCGACACTCGTGTCTGCAGCGTCGAGACTCGTCTCGACGCTTTTCGACGGTGCACCAAACTCCGGGCATCGATAGATTTTTGGGCGGCTTCCCCACCCCCATCCTCTCTCTCCGCGCCGATCTCCGCGTCTCGGCGTCTCCGCGGTGAGTTGTGCGCTCCCTACCCGAAGGCCACCACCATCTCGTCGTCCACCGTCCCCTGCGCTCTCGACGAACTAAATCGCCATTGCAAACGATTCTCCCCATCCTCAAATTGCGGTACTTCGGGAATCACGCTCTTCAGGAACACACCCATCACCTGCCCATCCGCTTCGCCTAACTGAAACATCACGCTGATTGGCGATCGCTGCCTGGCCGCCTGGTACAGACTCTTCGTCGCATCGTCATCCTGACTGTACAGGTCGAATGTCGCCGATACGTGCCGCTGCCCTGCTGAAATCGCACGGGGCAGGCTCGACCCGAACTCCCGCGATCGCGTATCCAGTCCGTTCTTCAGCACCACCGACGCGCTCGTGATTGTGAGGAATTGGTTGGGCGAAGTCCCCAGCCACGCTTGCCCCAAATTCCCCGGCACCACCGAGAAATCGAATGCCGCGACCGCGGGCTCCTGCGGAAAACTCTGTAGCTGTCCCGCGCCGCCGCCCGAGAAACTGCTGCTGTCCACCACGTCCTGTGCCAGTCCGCTGAAGTGTACTTCGTGATAGTCGCCGTTGATCTCGATAGCCATCTGGTCCACTGCCGCCCCGCTCAATACTCTTTGCACTGCGGTCGAGGGATCCCAGAAGTCGAAGATACTTGCGCTCGGCAACACCGTAGAGGGAGCGTAAGTGATCGCTGCTCCGAGGCTGGCCCCCGTCACCGGAACAATCGTGAACGGTGCGTTCAGTTGCACGTTGCTCGCATCCACGATCGCAGACACGAACCGGATCTCCCCGCTCGAGGCGACCGCCTGCCCCGGGGTGAGCCCGTGCGGGGCACTGAATCCCAACCTGCCTGCCCCCGTGCTGGACGCAACGGTCCCGCCGGCGAAGTGCTGCGGCGTCCCTCCCAGGGACGACTGAAACATGGGCCCATATCCCGGCCCCGCCGAACTCTTATCCCAGCTCGTCAGGTAGGTCCGCAGTTCAAAATTGGTGCGCTTCCTGCCGCCGGCCGGCAATCCGGCGAATGTCCGGCTGCCGGTCTTATCTTTGCGGTCTTTCATGTCTAGCTGCTGTTGAACAGTCAGCTTCAGGGCGGGTATCCGGTTGAGCGCTGTGATCGATCCTACGTGACCGTAAGAGCTCTCCAGCGCGGTGTAGAACCGGTTTGCGTTTGACGAAATATAAGAGGCCATTCTAACTCCTGCTTACTCCGATCTCGAAGGTGACCTTGGCCACCTGGATGTAGTTCTTTCCACCTTTTTTGACTGGCCCGAACGATACCTGGTACGCGCCGCCGTAAAACATGCCGTCGCCCCAGTCGCCACGGCCAACGTTCAGTACCTGTGTCAGCGCGTCCGTGTAGAGTTCCAGCGCGTCTTGGAGTCCATCCAGCCGGTCCTGGGAATGCCGCAGTTCCATCGTCATCTGCACGCTCCCAGAGAACGTCCGGAACTTCTCGTGTAGCGAATTCACGATTTTTTCGCAGTACACATTCACCGCGGGGTATTGAATGGCCGCGCTCCGCTCAGCCACGTCCGCCGCCACATTCTGTGACCGCACTTGCGACGCCTCCAGCGGACTCGCCAGCGCGCTACTTCCTTGCGTGAGCGCCGCCAAACCGGAATTCACTCCCTTTGGGCCAGTGATTCTCTGGATTACCTTGACTGTTGCTGCCTTCCCGATTGTTCCCGTCATCAGCCCCTCTGTATCATCCGCGGCACCGGCTTCACGTAGCTGGGCGACTGTCCCGATCCGGGTGCCCGTCCTCCCACCGCCAGGTTGCCCGGCTGAAGCCACGCCGCCCCCGCCGCAATGGGTGCCTCGTTTTCAAGTGACAGGCTATCGGGAGTCGCGCCTATATAGACATTCCACCCGGTCGCATTCGGAGGCGCCGTTCCTGGCTGGACTGCTATTGTGCACGTGGATGTGCTGATCGTGGTCGGGACCGCGCACGCCCCTTCCTCACCCTGGCTGTTGGTCCATGCCATGGTGACATAGTAGGTCCCGTCAGGCATCTGGGCAGCGGGTGGTAACGCCACCGCCGTCACCACTTGCGGAGCTGCGGCCTGTGGTATCGGGTATGATGCGATTCCGATTCCGGTATCGACCAGTTTGTTGTACGCCCACTTTGCCATCTCACCGAACTGGTCGCGTTTCCCCGCATAGCGGTCATTAAGCTGGCTGTTGTATGCGTCGCTGTAAACTAACGCCAGTGCGCGTAGCGTATGCCACAATTTCAGAGCGGGACTCACTACCACGCTCCCTACGTTCGGTTGGGGTGAGACCCAGAATAACTGGCCTACATAACTTAACCTGGTGAGCAGTGTACCGAGTTCGAGAGCGATCTCGTCCTGTGCCAACACTAGTTTTTGCGTTACGTCGATCCCCTCGACGCTTGCCACGGCGAGTAACTGCGAGTCCCGCGCCGTCAGATCTTCGATGCTGGAAACGGGACCATCCGTGAACAGAGCCATGTTGTCGCCTGGTCCTTTTTACTGCGCAACGCCCTTGAGTCTGTTCAGATCGTCCATCGACAGCACCGTCAACTGCACCTTGGCCGCTGCCACCTCCTGGTCCGCAACACGCTTTCGCTCAGCCTGTTCTTGCCGGAACGCCTCTGCTTCCTTAGGCTTCGCCAGACGTGCCGTCCCCTCCACCACCATCTTTGCGGCGAGTTTCGCTGGCACCTCGGTGAGTATTCCATTTTTGCCGCCGTCCGCTGTCTCCCGACTGAACACAACCGGAAACTCCTCGCCAATCGTCGCCGCAAATTCACGAATCTTCTGGTAATAAAGCTGCAAATCCATTCCTGTCTCCCTTCCACCGTCTTTGTGGCACAGGCATTCTTGCCTGTCTTGGTGCTTCTTGTCTTGTGCTGTCTTGATTTGTCCCCGTTGGGGTAGGCAACCCTGCCTGCAGCCGCCTTTCAGGCGGCCTTTCGCCCAGACCCGAGTCTTAGCACTGAGCCCATCGCTGAAATCCCGCAGCCGGATTGCCCCCCACTTGTCCACCGACGCCCGATCGCCCGCCCTTAAGTGCTAACCTGTACGCCCGACGAATTCCGCAGCACGCCGCACCCGTACAACACGTCCACTGTGAACTGCTGAGCCAACGTGTTCGGTTGGTAGCTCATCACCACGCGCATGCCGAAGTTGCCCAGTTCCGCGTACTCTGCGATTGCCCCGGTACCCGGAAGCGGTTGCGGCAGCCGCCGGATCACCAGCCCAATGGCGTCCTTCGCGAACGCCAGGTTGTGGGTCGTCACCGGAGTGCTCCCCGTCTTCGGCACAAACTGCGAGCGGAACACGAAGAAGTCTTTGACCTTCCCGATCGTGCCGTCGATGATTGCCCGCAAACCAGCGTCCCCTGCGGTTTGGAATTCGCTAAATCGCGGTATCTGGCGCCATGCCGAATAAGTCGCTGCATCAACCACGATGAATTTCTGTTCGGTCGATGGCAGCTTCGACAGGAATAGCGCGGTTTCCGCCGCGTCAATCACGGCTTCCGTGATGGTCGTCCCCGGCGTCCCAACCGGGGCATTCGCTGTGAAACCGGCATACAGGTTCAGAAGATCCGTTTCCACGCGCTGTGCGATCGCCGCTACCGCCGGCTGCATGTAGATCTTCAGCAGGTCCGGAACCGCCAGGATCTTGGTTACGTCCGGGATCTGGAAGGTCGCTTCCACGTGCGTGTTCAGCACGATCTGCGCGTTCCCCAGATTCGGATTCTGGGTCTGCACCGAACCGCCTTCAATGATGTTATTTGCCACCATGATTGGCGGAATCGGTACGTTGACTGTGTCACCGGCTTGTGCCAACACCGGCTCGTAGTTGCGATTCACCAGGTTCCCCATCACGAGGTTCCCGACCAGCACCGGCAATGCGTCCGCCGCCACCAGTTTCACAATCGCGTTTGCGACATTTGCTGAGGTAATAGCTGCCAATTCATTTCTCCTGTA